CGTCCTGAGCAAAGTAGATCGACTCATCCGCTCGCAGTGTCACACCTCGACGGGTGCCCATCGTGGCCGCCATGCTCAGGTCGCCAAAGTAGGCAACCTTCACGGTCGTCGCTGCGGCTGATGGCATTGCGTTGATCAGTCGCACTGGATACCCCATGAACTGCAACTGTGAACCGCCTGCCAAGTCGCTGACAGCGTTTCCGCCAGCAGCAAACTGCAATCGGCCAGCCGTTGTGTGGTAAATGCTATTGTGCATGAACCACGCTGGCTGAATGCCAGGGAATCGAGGCAGTTTCGCAATGCACGCTTCGAAGTGCGTGATTGTCAGGGCTGCTGCTGTTGTGATTGCCGTCGCCGTCGCAATCGAACCAGCAGCCAAAGCCCCGTCCAGCCCGACGATCCCGCCATAGGTGCTGGTGCCGTCGCCAAGGAATCCGCACTGATCTTCTTTGACTGCGAGTGCATACGCAAACTCTCGAGCGTAGAAGTCAGCCACGGAAATGATGGCATCTTCGCTCAGTTCACTGGAGAACTGAGTCATTGCGGCCAGCTTCTTCGCTTCCAGCCGCACCTGATCCATCACGGTATCTGATGCCGTGATTGCGTCGTTCTGTCCCACGAAGTATGTCGTAAACCCGCTCACCCGACGTGGAATAAGGCTGACATCAGAAGACATCGGCCAGTTGCGAGCATACTGCCGGAACTGTCCGTACTCTTCCTTCAGGTCAACCATCGCGTTTTCCAGAACTTCTGGAACGAGATAGCCGCCCTTTGAGTTATCGTCGCTGGCTCCAGCCATCTGGATTCCATGTTCCTTGAGCCACATCTTTGACGGCTCATGGTTTGCAATGGCCGCCATCAGGAAGCGGCCGGTCAAATAGGCGTTTGCCTCTGCGTCTGGCCCCTTGAAGTGCTTGACGGTGCCATGACGCTTGGCGGTTGCCGGAACCTTGATGCGAGGCGGCTCAGATGCAGCAATTGAATTGCCTGCGGTTGATCCGCCGACTTCAATTGAGCCAATGGAGCGAACTCGTGCGGCCGAGTTCTGTGACATTCGGGCAGCACGCTTCTCATCGGCGTACAACTTTTGCAGAACGCCAGGCTTGTCGTCGGTGCCCTGAATGCGGTCCACTTCGGCTGTTTCTTCTGCCGACAGGTCTCGATTCTCTTCTTTTGCAAGAGCGACGATGGCATCAACTTTGCCAAGTTCTTCGTCGATCTGTTCGCGAATTACCTTGAGACTCCAAATCATTTCACGGTTCCTTGAATCGGGTGTTATGCCGACTTAGGCCATGAAAAAAGCGGCGCAAAAAGTCGGCGGAATTTAATCGCCTGACTCTGGCCGCTAACGAGTTGCTCAGATTCAGAATGTTCGGTGCGGGATTTCTCCCCGCGTATGAATGACGATAGATTATTGCTTGCTGCGTGTCAATAGAAAAAGGCGACCGAGTTATCTCAGCCGCCTTTCGGGTCTTGTCATGTCCAGTCTTGTCCTGTCCAGTCACATCACGTTAAGTCTGGTCCCGTCGAGTCAGGCTAAGTCGCGTCGGGTCGTGTCCTGTCATATCCTGCAATTCCGCGAGCCACCAAAAGTATTGTCTTGTCCTGCCAAGTCGTGTCCCGTCGAGTCTTGTCCTGTCCGGTCAAGATATTCCGCAAGCCACCAAACGTCTTGTCTTGTCGAATTAGGCCCAGTCCTGTCGAGTCTAGTCCTGTCCTGTCGCGTCGAGTCCGGTCGAGTCGCGTCGTGATGTTCTCATCCACCAAACAGCTTCAGCGTTTCGCCTATTGCCATCTTGTGCGAAGCGTCCATCACTGCTGCTTCGATTTTCTTATTCGCCTTCGTGCTGCTGAACAACTCAATGGCACCGAGCTGGGCTGCCATCGTGTTGTGCTTCTTCTTCGATTCGTCTGTCAGCCCATCGAATGGAACATTCTGCAAATGCAAAAGTCCGCGACGTGCCGCTTTGCGTGCCCGTGTTCGATAGTGATCTGATGCCGTGACTGCCTCTTCTGCGTTCAGCCGTTTGTATCCCTCGTTTGTCACGCAATCAAAGAAGATTGATTCTTTGACAAGCGTGTGACGTGCTGACGCGATGTTACTGCGGCAATGCTCAATTGCGTCGCGACCGAGCAACACCGACAGTTCTGCATACGTGACAATGTCACCCGGTTGTGTTTTTCGCAGTCTATTTTCAATGACTGAAGTATCTGCTGATTTTAAGTATCGTCCTGCTTCCATTTGGTTTCCTTTGATTGAGTGTTAAAGGTCTTGTCTCGTTGCGTCCGGTCAAGTCGGGCCTAATCACGCCCAGTCGCATGCTGTCGATTCCTGTCTCGCAATTCCGCGAGCCACCAGTTGAAAAGTCTTGTCTTGTTGCGTCGCGTCGCGTCTAGTCCTGTCGGGTCGGGATATTCCGCGAGCCACCAAAAGTCCTGTCGCGTCCTGTCAAGTCTTGTCGGGTCGAGTCGCGTCCAGTAACGTCCAGTCGGGTTCAATCAGGTCAGGTTTACTCAACCACAGAAAACCGGCCAGCAACGCCGCCGTTCTCAACTCGCATCGAACCGAAGCCGATGAACTTTCCGGATTCTTCAAGATGCTTCTTCACAACTTCTTCGGTCAGCCGATTGTCAAAGCAAACAATCTCGACTGACGCAAACCACTTCGACAACTGTGGAAAGATTCTCATTACACGCTTGCCGCTTCCACGCTTGCCGTCAGATGGGACGAACATTGGGATGGGTTTCACGTCTGTAATCGTAATGGCCTTTCCCTTCGCGTCACTCAGAAGAATGCTCTCATTGATCATAATCCCTTGGCGAAACAGCTTTGTGTATGTCGCTTTTCCTGTAAGCTTCATTCCAAGACGACTTCCGGCTGATTCCAGTGCATTCTTCAAAGCAAACGGCTGAATGAATACCTGCCCGTCATCCGACTGATGAACTTTTTGTGACCATGTCCGCTCCTCGAACTGCTCATGTGTTTCGTCGCTGTTTTTCTTTTCAAATACTGGCTTACCGAAAAACATCGGTGACGCTGATTCCAAATTGAAATTTAACGTTGATACGCTCGACATGTCTTAACCCCACGAAAAAACCCACGCACAAACCGGCTAGAGTTTATGGTGGGTTTCTCAGTCCGGATTGCTCCGGGAAAGTCGTCTAAATCACTTCTAGCCAAGTGACTGAGCGGGCAGTATTGCTGCGGCCCGTATTTTTGTCAACGCCCAAACATTGCCTTGATCTGCTGAAGCCTGATTTCCTTTGCTGCAAGCGTCGCCGGTGTCCGACTGCCTGCAAATGGCTCGTTCTTCTGGTCGCCGTCTGGTTTCCCGCCGTACATCGCTTTTGCGAATGAAGGAGCGTCAACAATGATGTCGCCGACCTCAGTCGCAAAGCCTGCTGCCACAGCTTCTGTCGCCGTGTACCATGTTTCCGCATCAAGAATGCTCATCATTTTCTTGCGGTCTTTTTTCGTCCTGTCCGTGTAGGCATCAATGATTGAGTCACGGTATTTGTCCAGAACATCGGCCGTCTTTCGCAGCTCGGCCGCACTGCCCATCGCCATTGTCCAGGGGTTGTGAACCATCATCATGGCATTTTTTGCCATCACAACCCGATCGCCAGCCATCGCGATATAACTGGCGATGCTATAGGCCGATGAATCGACAACCACATCGACGCCGCCTTGATGCCGCTTCAATGCGTTGTAAATCGCCCGTCCTTCGTCCACGCTTCCGCCTGGGGATGAGATCCGCAGCGTCACTCTCTTGCCACTCATCTTGGCCAGATCCGGCAGCACTGTTGCCGCGTCGATCATGCCCCACATCGAGGAGCCGATTGCGTCGTACAGAAAGATTTCACCAGTTTCGTGATCAGCTTGGTACATGGTTCGCGACCTTTTCGACTAAAGAATTATGAACGAAAATTGAGTTGACTCGCGTCGTCCCGAGCCGCGTGTAATTGTACTCTGCCGCTATGGAATTGAGCGTTGCGGCGTTGTCTTGAATTGTGAAACCACCGTCGATGACGTGCCCTAAAGCCCATTGCGGAACCTGCTGAACCTGCTGCGTGTTTGCCGGGTGTGATCTATCGAAGTGCTCAACCATCAGGATCTGAGGCTGATGCCATTTCAGCACCTGCTCCATGATGACGCTGTCGATGCTATCCACATCGATGACGCAAATCAGCGGAGCGTTCGCTATGTTCGCAGTGGTATCCAAGCAGAACTCACCACGCAGTTTGGCTTTTGGGTATTTCTCTTGCAGCTTTTGCAGCGACTCGGTTTCTTTTTCAAAAAGCACGCATTCTAGCCCGTACTGATAGAACGGGTCGATTGTCAGCGGCAGCGATTCGCCATCACCTGCACCAATCTCAACGCACTGGTCAGCATGTCCGACAGTGTTGGCGAGTGCTACGAGAATGCCTTGCTCACCGAATTGCCAACCGCCTGAACGATTGCCGAGCCATTCAAATTCTGCTCTGTCAGCAATGAATCCTTCATTCATACTGGCACCCCGAGAATGTAATCCGCCAGCTCCTCTGCCCTTTCGCCCCACGATGCAGTCAGCTCACCAACGGCATCAGGTAACGCCTTTGCGCTGGTCTTGGTCATGACTTCGATCAGGGCATCCTGTGAAATCTTGCAATGCTCTGCAGCCGCGTAAGGTGTTCCTCCGAGTTGTTCGCAAACATCTCCCAGAGTGTGTTGCCATTTGCCGTAGAACCGCTCGATCGATGCAATTGGCTGCTTGGTTTTCATTGCGGCCGCCACTCGTTGCTGCTCAATCGCCAGCAATGGCCGCAAACGTGATATTACGGCCATCCTCCGCAGTGCTTCCGTTTCCGGATCGTCCTCCGGCTCCGGATCTTCAACGATGTCTTCCGGCTCCTCCTGCGGCTCAGTCACGGTGATCGCAGGATTCTTGTATTCATCCCCGCCGTCGTAGGGATTCATTTCCAGTTTTTCACGAGCCTCATTGGGCGACATCACCGTGGCCGCGATTAGCTTTGTCAGGTACTCAGCCTGCTTCAGCGGGTCCATTCGCATGAGGGCGTTTGTGTTAAACTTGAAATAGTGCGTCTCGCTGGTCAACTGGCGTTCTGTGAGCAATGCTCGATTGCACGCCGCCTCGATATGCACAAGCCATCGATTGAGGCAGTTTGTGAGGTAGGCCAGATGCTTTTCTGCCAGACTGTTGTAGCTCACGCTGGAGTCATCACCGATGATCTCCTCCAGACAGAACCACATGGCCGCCTCTTGACGCTGGAAAAGCCGCTGCTCAATCCACTGGCTGTCTTTGCCGGACATCGAAACCATATTGGCCTTGATGCCCTCGCGAAGCATCGCAGTCTTGCCAGTGTTCTCTGATCCGTCATGGGCTTCTCGAAACATGGCCAAGAATTTTTTGGCTTCTTCCTCATTTCGAAACATGCCATTCGGTGATTCAAGAATCAGCGAACCACTGAATCCCTTTTTGGCAAGATTGCGGACCTGATCTTCAGCCGACAGTCCCGCATCGATGCTGTTCGCCATCACGGCTGATGCGTTCAGCCCCATCAATCCGTCCATGCCGAGGCCATGCACGAAAAACACGTCCTCATCTGGAAACCAAACTGTCTGGCTGTCTTCCTTGACGCCCAGCATCTTTGCCAATGGCTCGTGCTTGCAAAGAACAGTGCCGTGGTATCGCTTGCCTTCGTACCATTCACTTCCGGATCTGTCAGGAAGCAGCGGATACAACCCGACCGGCCGCGATCCCTCACGCACAATTAGGCATCGCCAATTGCCATACAGCAGCAAACTTGGCGCGGCAAACATTTTCCACTCTGGAGCCGTCTGGTATTCGTTTGGCCGCGTATGAACCAGTTTATGCCCTGGATGATTTCGCTCAATCGTGCTGCCTCGCTCCAACCTGCGATGGCAATTGATCGGCAACTGCGAAAAGTGCCCCGCGATCTTGTTCACTGCGTACCAGACTGGTGCATATTCGAGTGCTCGGCGCGGGGTGATCTTAGATGAGCCAAACTCCGGCGTGGTGCCGAAGAAAGCACTCAAACCCGTGCCAATTCTGCTGATAAACCGTCGAAACAGGTCCATATTTGGGGCTTTCAATGGATAAATAATGAACCAGAAGGACGTGACGGAGCCAGCATTGCTAATCTCAGCCCCATTAGCACAGCAACCGCCGCATCAATTTTTTCACTGCTGTTCCTCTTATCGGGCATCATTTTACCTTGTGCGTTCGTTGTCGTCATCATGTTCAACGCACACCAACGAAGAATGGAATCAGATTTGTCTGGCCTGAATCGATGCTCACGAATTGCAGCCGCCATCTCTTCCATCGGCTCGTTGAAATGAAAATGGTTTTGAGGCATCTTCAGAACCTCAAGCCCAGCCTGTGACATTTCATCGCCTAACTGAGCTGCATTGTATGGGTCGTAAGCGACAGCCCTGATTCCGAGGCCGTCCGCAAGCTGCAACAACTCATCCCGCAGAGCAGACACCACATATCGACAGACCTTGAGCTTGCGATCTGCAACCCACCCCGCGAACGGCTGCTTCTTTAAGTCTCGGTGAGTGTCTTCCACGATGAATGACCGCGAAAACGCTTCATATCGCCAGATCGTTTTTCCGTTGTCGTCTTCATCCATCGGGAACCGTGCGACGATACCAATCGAGGCAAGGTCGTCTCGGCCGCCAAGGTCAATGCCTGCTGTGATTGCATCTGCGTTCGACCAGTCTGACAACTCATCAGCGTTGTTATCCCATTCATCAGGCAGAATGAATCGATCAAAGGATGACACCTTGCGATTGCAGTGGAACCGAGTAAACCGATTGAGGGCAACTGGCGATGTTTTCGCCTGTGCCGCTTCTTCCCTCAAGTATTGCGTTGGGATTGAAACGCCCAGATTTGGATTCGCTTTGATCCATAGCGACTCATCTAGCGGATCGTCGTTTTCATCCAGTTCGAAGACGTAGGAAAAGTATGTTTCATCTTCAAAGTCACCACGAGCCACGCCCGTCGCGTAATCGTAATCTTCCTGCCAGAGCTGCGACGTGTCATCTCCGGCCGTCGTAAAGTCACCGATCAGCGGCTGAACTCGGTTGCCGGAACCAGTCATCATCGTGTCATAGAATTTTCGGTGATGCTCCCGCCATTCGTGCTTCTCGTCCATCAGGATCATATGAGGGTTCAAACCGCTGAACGGCTTGTCGCTTCCGATGCACCGAATTGATCCGCCATTGTGGGCAAAGGTGATCTGCTTATTGATCGCTGTCGACAGTGCCTTGACATGCTCCGACTGCAGCCGCATTCGCTCAATCTCGGCGTACATCACCTTGCGAACCTGATCGATCTTCGTTGCGCAAAGCAAAACTTCCGCGACTGACTCAGGCTTCCTCGTGATTGGGTTTACGTCTGCCATCGCACCCAGCAGAGCAAACCCAGATCCCATGCACGACTTGCCATTTTTTCGAGCCATCGACCAAAAGAATCTGCGAAACCGTCGCGAGTTGTCTTCCAGGCGTCGCCATCCGAAGATGTTGTAGATGCCAAAGATTTGCCACGGCTCCAGCTCGAATGGATTTCCGGCCGCCTTGCCGATTGAGTGACGCAGGACATCAGGGAAGAAGTCACAGCAGGCAGACGCAACATTGTCAGACAAAACGAATGGGAACTCATCAGTGCCCTGTTTTGCAATGTCGTGAACAAACCGCTTGACGGCCGCCTTCACGGAAACGCAAGTCAGAACGCGATCGCTAAGCACGTCCTCGACGTACTTTTGAACGATGTATTCTGGTGATTTGCGTGCAGTCATCCGCGCCCCATTCGTTCCATAATCTTTGCGAACGGGTCTTCCTTCTTTTCGTCCAAGTTCATGCTTTTCAGTTTTTGCCGACTGGCTGGAGTCAGCCCAAATTCTGGCAACAGTTTGTTGAGTTGATCTCGGAACTTGTGCATCTCAGCCACATACGGATTCTTTGAAATCACAAGTTGTCCCATCTTGTCGACCGACTCGATGGCCAGTCCCGTCTCCTCGACTTTTTTTCTTGCCTCGATCCACTTTGCATAGATCGTGCAATACGACACCAGCATCTCCCGAGTGTCAGTCGATAGCACGCCGTTTCTTTTGAGGTCGCCTGTCAGCTCTTTCCATTTGGCTTTCGCCACTCGGCAAAGTCCTTTTGGAACTGTTGGCGATGCTCCATCAGCTTTTGGCGATGCTGCATTCCGGCGTTGCGGGTCTTTTCGAAACGCCCCTGTTGCTTCTTTCACCTCATGGGCAATTGCTCTTCTACCCATCTTACTTTTCCTCGATTTTGCGGACACTCACTCTCGCA